TTGCATGTTCATAAGATATGACTATTATAAAACTTATGTTTTATATTAACATTAACAAAGGAGAAAAAATGAAAAATATAAAATCATCAAAAAAACAATTATCTAAAAATCAATTACAATTGATTAAACAGATATTTGAAATCAGAGCTAAGAAAAAAGAATTAGCACAACTAGAAAAAATGTTAGTTGATAATGCTAAGACTTTTAAATCAGAGTGTCCAATTACTAGAACAGATACGGACGGGTCTAAATATATTTTAGATATCTCTGAGCAAACTCGGAATGTATTTAATCAGAAGTTATTCAAAGAACAGAATAACGAACTGTTTTATAAATACGTTAGCCCTCAGTTGGTCGAGATAGTTAAGGTCGACAAAAGATAATCACTTCTTAAACTCAAGCCCTAACGGGCTTGAGTCCCCAAAAATCCACAGCAAAAAATTTGACCCCCACCCCCTTTTTTTTATAGTTAGGTACTTAATATACTCAGTTTAGGTTGAGTTTTACTCAAACATACACTATAAAAACTTATGGACTTCGAAACCGTACCAAAAGAGAAATTAATTAGACTAAAAAAATTATTAGAGGCCAAAAAAATTGTTGATGCTAAGGAAAATTTCCTGCAGTTTGTCAAAGGGGTGTGGCCAGATTTTATTTGTCGAGAAGCTAAGGAACCTTCTAACTGGGGTCACCACCAGATAATTGCTGACAAATTGACTAAGGTCGCTCAAGGCAAGATCAAAAGATTGATCGTCAACATGCCTCCCCGTCATACGAAATCCGAATTCGCATCAGTATATTTTCCTGCTTGGATTATGGGACTCCGTCCTGATGCAAAATTAATGCAGGTATCTCACAACGCAGAACTCTCTCAACGATTCGGTCGTAAGGTTCGTAACATCGTTGATGATGAAGCGTACCAAAGAATTTTCAGAGATGTAAAACTAGCTGCTGATTCTAAGGCGTCTGGTCGATGGGAAACTAATCACGGTGGTGAATACTTCGCAGCTGGGGTAGGTGGAGCAATCACAGGACGTGGTGCTGATATTTTAATTATCGATGACCCGCACACCGAACAGAATGTTATGTCAGAGACAGCCATGGAAAAGACATACGACTGGTATGTATCAGGCCCCCGTCAACGTCTACAGCCTGGAGGTTCTATTGTTGTGGTTATGACTCGTTGGGCAACCGACGACCTCACTGGGCGTTTAATTAAAGCACAGACTAATCCGAAAGCCGACAACTGGGAAGTGATCTCGTTCCCCGCGATCCTTGAATCAGGCAATCCTGTCTGGCCTGAGTATTGGAAGTTAGAAGAATTAGAAAAAGTAAAAGCATCTATTCCTGTAACGAGATGGAATGCACAGTACATGCAAGACCCAACTTCAGAAGAAGGTGCAATCATTAAACGAGAATGGTGGAGACCTTGGAAAGGTAATCTCCCTAATCTTCAATATGTTATTCAAAGTTACGATACTGCATTCAGTAAAAAAGAAACAGCGGATTATTCTGCAATCACTACGTGGGGCGTATTCTATCCTACGGAAGGCGGGGCACCAGCATTAATCTTAATCGATGCGATGAAGGGTCGATATGATTTTCCTGATTTAAAAGAAGTTGCGTTAGAGCAATATAAATATTGGCAACCCGAATCTGTAGTGATTGAGGCAAAAGCCACCGGTCAACCGTTAATTCAAGAATTAAGAAAGATGGGGATTCCTGTAATGGATTTCGTTCCAAGTCGTGGAAAAGACAAACATGCAAGAATAAATGCAGTATCCCCTGTATTTTCTTCAGGAATGGTGTATTATCCAGAAGGGGAAAACTTTGCAGAAGAAGTTATTGAAGAATGTGCAGCTTTTCCTTTTGGGGAACATGATGACTATGTCGACAGTATGACCCAAGCTGTGTTAAGATATAGGCAAGGTAATTTTGTAAGCGCAGACTACGATGAGATCGTCGAAGCGCAGGAGCGTTTGCAAATGGAACAAAAGTATTATATGTAATTATGAAAACAGTCTCAGAATTAGCAACCACCGTTACTTCACCCGATCCCGCTCAACTCAAAGAGTTTGAATTAAAAAAAGCACGGTCTGCGGGAATCGGAGCAGAGGGTGCTAAAAAAGAAATAGGAGTTAACTTGAAATCAGGTGGGATTGTCTGTAAAGGACAAGGCAAAGCTCGTAAAAAAAGAACAAGGATGTATTAATGGAAGAAGAAGACAGAATAGAAATCGAAGAATCCGATAACGCCGTTGACCCATTAAATGCTGAAGCAGTCGATACGGTTGTGGATGAAGACAATAATTTAATTGCAGGCGAAGAAGAAGTTGTTAAGGACGAAAATTTTTTTTCAAACTTAGCAGAGAATATTGATGACCAAGATTTAAAAGCAGTCGCGATCAAGTTATTAGAAGATTATAAAAACGACAAGATGTCGAGAAAAGACTGGGTCGATAATTATGTCAAAGGGTTAGACTTGTTAGGATTTAAATACGAGTCACAAACAAGACCGTTCGTTGGAGCATCAGGAGTTACTCATCCACTGTTAGCGGAATCCGCAACCCAGTTTCAAGCACAAGCATTCAAAGAATTACTTCCAGCAGATGGTCCTGTACGAACTGAGATTGTCGGAGCACCTACTGAAGAGAAGGAACAACAATCTATTCGTGTTAAAGATTTTATGAACTATCAAATAACAGATGTCATGGAAGAGTATACTCCAGACTATGACCAGATGTTATTTTATTTACCGCTTGCAGGTTCAGCGTTTAAAAAAGTATATTACGATTCATTATTAGGTAGAGCGGTTTCTAAATTTATTCCTGCAGAAGATTTAGTAGTACCGTACAATGCAACCGATTTAATGGAAGCAGAACGAATCACACAAATTGTAAAAACGACTGAAAACGATTTAAGAAAATTACAAGTATCAGGTTTTTATAGAGACATTGAGCTTCCAAAACCATACATGGATCAAAGTGATACAGAGAAGAAGTATCAAGAAATTGAAGGTATTAAAAACACAGAAGCAAGAGCGAGTTTATATAATTTAATTGAAATGCATGTAAACCTAGATTTACCAGGTTACGAAGATGAAAATGGAATTAAGATTCCATATGTGGTTACGATTGATGAAGACTCAATGCAGATCTTGTCTATTTACAGAAACTACAAAGAAGAGGATGAATTAAAAAGAAAGAAACAATATTTTGTTCATTATAAATTTTTACCAGGATTAGGTTTCTATGGATTTGGTTTGATCCATATGATCGGTGGACTGTCCCGTGCAGCGACCTCCGCACTCCGACAACTGTTGGATGCAGCCACCTTAAAAAATTTACCTGCTGGATTTAAGTCTAGAGGATTAAGAATCAGGGATGATGCAGAACCCCTACAACCAGGAGAGTTTAGAGACGTAGATGCTCCTGGAGGAAACATCAAAGACCAGTTTCAATTGTTACCGTTCGCCGAACCAAGTGCAACGTTATACCAACTCTTAGGCTATTGTGTAGATGCTGGTAAACGGTTTGCGATGATCGCAGACATGCAAGTTGGGGATGCGAATCAAACTGCAGCGGTTGGAACAACAATTGCGTTGCTGGAAAGAGGTTCACGGGTAATGTCTGCAATTCACAAACGATGTTACTACGCACAAAAAAATGAGTTTAAATTATTAGCAAATGTATTTGCAAGTTATTTACCACCAGAATATCCATATGATGTCTATGGTGCATCAAGAAGTATTAAGCTTCAAGATTTTGATGACAAAGTCGATATTATTCCTGTTGCGGATCCTAACATCTTCTCAATGGCACAAAGAATACAAATGGCACAGACTGAGCTGCAACTTGCTCAATCAAATCCACAAATTCATAATTTACATGAAGCATACAGAAGAATGTATGAATCATTAGGGGTTAAAAATATTCCAGCAATATTACAACCGGCTCCTGAGCCTCCAAAACCTCTCGACCCTGCTCAAGAGAATGCAAACGCATTAAGAATGACTTTACCAAAAGCATTTCCAGAACAGAACCATGATGCACACTTAAATGCACACATGGCTTTCATGCAATCAAGAATGGTACAGATTAATCCACAAGTGTATGCCTTGCTTCAAGGACATTTAATGGAACATGTGGGTTTAAAAGTTAAAAATCGTGTGTTTGCAGAGATGACTTCTGATGAAGAGATGAAAAGATTGCAAATGGAGAAGCCAGAAGAGTTCTCAATCTTGTTTGAATCAAAAGTTTCAGAGCAAATTGCAATGGAAACACAAAGTTTGGCTCAAATGGAGCGTCAATTCTATGCTCAAGCTAACCAAGACCCGCTTGTTCAATTAAAACAACAAGAAATTGACCTTCGAGCGATGGATTTACAACGTAAAATGCAAGAACAACAAGAAAAAATGGAGTTTGATGCAACAAAATTTGGTGCAAAACAGACTTTAGACGAAGATAAACAGACTTTGAACGAAGAAATTCAAAGAAAACGTCTAGAATTGCAAGAAGAACAGATAAAACAGCGGGGTAACTAATGCCATTAAACCCAAAAGGCAAAAAAATCATGAAATCCATGAAAAAACAGTATGGAAAAAAGGCTGAACAGGTCTTTTATGCTTCGAAAAACAAAGGTACAATTAAAAATGTCGAAAAAAAGAAAAAAACTAAAAGTTCTTAAAGCTGCATCGGGAAGAGATGCGGGAATGGGCATGGGTGGCAAAACTGGTGGCGGTAAGTCATCGGGAGGTGGTGGAGGAAGAGACACAGATTTTCAACAACGTGGAATGAGTAAAGCTGATTATGCAAAATCTACACAAAATCAAAATTTTGGAGGTAGACAAGATAAAACAGTAACTGCTAGAAAAAGTCCTCCACAATTACCAGTTATTGGTCCTACAACATACCTTGCAAATAAGATGATTCAAGGTTTTTATAATGCTAAAAATTTAAAAGAACAAAAAAAAGAAGATGTTCTTGGTGGCGAGATGTTAACTACAGCTAGAAGAACTACACCAACAATGACAAGAGATGGTGGTGATGGTGGTCAGAGAAAAGATCCGATGATTTTACCTCAAGTAGCGGTTAAACCAACTGTTCCTATTCCACTACAAAAAGTTACACCAAGAAAATTTGCTTTTGAATTAAAACGAGGAGGTTTATCAGGTGGTGTTAAATCAGGGCCTCCACCAAAAAGAGGACCGAATCCACAAGGGATGAAAAAAGGCGGTATGGTTTGTCCTCACCGACCGGATGGCATCAGAGGCCAAGGCGCAGCAATCAAAGGATTTAAATTCACAGGAGTCAAATAATGTGGTTGAAATTATTATCGATGGGTGTTAAAACCGCGTCACATATTTATCAAAATAAACAAAAAACTAAAATGTTAATGTCAGACGCTCAAGCACTTCATGCTGAGAAGATGGCGAAAGGTGAACTTGAATATAAGGCAAAAATTATTGAATCCAACGACAACGGGTACAAAGATGAGTTTGTCCTTATTCTCATATCTCTTCCTATCTTGTTACTGGGTTGGTCTGTTTTTTCTGACGATCCAGAAATTCATCGTAAATTGACTCTCTTCTTTGATCATTTTCAAAATTTACCTTACTGGTACCAAGCTATTTTTATTGGTGTTGTATCAGCGATTTATGGACTCAAGGGTGCTGATATTATGCGACGTAAGTAATGGACATAGATACAGTTAAATACATTGAAAAGAAGTTAAAAGAAAAAAAAGAAGTTCTAGAATCTAAAGTTATTTTTGGTGTTGACACATGGGATCAATATCAATATATAATAGGACAAATCAGATCAATAAATGATCTGCTTCAGGACCTTCGGGACCTGCTAAAAAAACAGGAGCTATAATATGACTAACTCGGCAACGAGCGAGATCCCTTCAAAAAAAGAGGGATTGTTAAACGCGTACAAAGAAAAAGAAGAAGTTGAAAAACTTTATCTTGATAAAAACTCAATCGACAAATCTGCATTAGAAAAACTTCCTCAACCAACTGGTTGGAGAATG